AGTTACTCTTAAATAATAGAGTGACTACATTAGTAGCTTAAAAACATGATTAAACCGCTATTCTTAGGAGTAGCGGTTTTTATTTTTATCTGTCATGGGGCACAAATGGGGCAAAACTATTTATAAATTTTGTCTAGCACGTTTACAACCTTTGATTTTATATTTTTGGTAACGTGCGTGTAAATCTCCATCGTAGTCTTACCATTGTCTTTGTGGCCAACTCTTTGAGTGATTGCTTTTAAAGGAATGTTGTTTTCAGCAAGTGTACTGATCAGTGTATGTCTTAAGATATGCGGGTGCAGTGGTTTGTTGATTGGATTCTTTAAAGTAGCATTGGCATTTTTCATAAGCTTACCAATACTTGATTTATGAATTGGAATGCCATTGGCTGATACAAATATAAATCCCATGTCTTTATAATTCGGATTAGTACTCTTTCTGATTTCATGTAGTTCAATAAATTCTTCAATGATTTCTATCTCTTTTTTGGTCAAGTCTACAACTCTTATAGATGATAAAGTTTTAGGTGTAGTCTTGATACCTTCAGAACCTTTGCGGGTTGGGTCTAAAGTACCATTGATTGTGATAGTCTTGTTTTCTCTATCGTAGTTCTCAAACTTTAAGGCACCAGCTTCCCCGACACGGCAACCATTGAGCGCCATGAATTCAGCCATACGGGCAACGTGGTACCCCCTGTTGTACTTTTTCATGGCTTTCAGAAGTCTTTTTAGCTCACTTTGCTCAAGGAACTTGTCTTCAATTCTTTCCATATTTTCGTATGTAACAACCTTTTTAGGAAGTCTTACACGCTGAACAGGAATACTATCTATAAGCTCCATATCAAGTGCATACTTAAAGACCATGCTTAGTACAGACTTTTGCTTTTTGAGTTTGATATGATTTTCTTCCGAATCCGTGAAGTACTGCTGAGTATATTTGGCAGTGATATTTTTTATTTTAACGTCAGGCGCAAAAGTTTCTTTTACTTCATCTACAGCATATACCATAGTCTTTATGGTAGAAGGTTTGATTGACTTTTTATGAAGTTCCCACCAGTCGTTTAGCACGTCCGTGAAAAGCATATCAGTAGTAGTAAGACTTTGGAGCTTTTCTGCTATCTTTTCATCAAGTATCTTTTGTGCTTCTTTTTTTGCACGGGGTGACTTGCTATCAAGCACGATAGATATTTTTTTCATTTTTTCAGTATACGGATCTTTATATCTTTCCGCAAACCGAAATCTTCCATTAGGAAGCTCTTCAATCCACATTGCATTTACCTCACTTTTTTGATAAAATGGGTATAGCAAAGAGGGCTTTTTAATGCCTTTTACTATACAGGATATCCTCACACTCAAAATTTGGCGATGGAGAGTGTGGGGATTTTTAGTTTAAAAGATGTTGAAATAAATAACTATAGCTAATACAATGAATATTAGACATCCACATCCGTATCCACAGCTTTCTGCATCTTCAGCACTAAAAGTTGTTTGATTGTACACTTTATTATATGCTGCACGCTCAGGATCTTTGACTAAACCTGCGCCTTTTTGTCCATAGTATGGAGATGTAGCTCTTTTAACTTTTCGATTTATAGCACCAGTTGTACGTGCTGATACTCTCTTTTTTATATTCGGTGTTCGTGGTCCTATTTTCATACTGTGCTCCAAATTAGCTAATCAAAGAATAATATTCGTCAATGACCATCACTTCATCAGTGATGGTTTTTAATTTGTGCTTCTTCATGAAGTGCAAATAGTTAAAAGATTGTTGATCATCTGATAGCGCGAGTTCTTCTTCTAACAATTTATGAATCATATGTCTATTTGCTTCATTTTCGCACTTGAAATAATTATTTTTATAGAGTTCATTAGTATGCGAGAGATGTCCTAATTCGTGATATACGACACGCTTAATTGCTTCATCAGATAATTCATTGTTTATGAAAATTGTGTTTATATCTTCTATGTAAATACCAGGACGTTGCCATAAATCTTTATCAAAGTAGTAAAGAGTTACTCCACAAGATTTCACAAAGTCGTCAATCTGCATAGGCTATCTACCTCTCAAATAAATCTCGATGATATTCTGAATGGCATCAATGTCTTCCTCAGTAAGAGGCTTTCCATCGAAGGTCTTGGCATTCTCTGCCATCTTTCGGAGATCATCCGATGTATATCCTGCGATTGTATCATTGTTAGCAATAGCAGGGTTATCTGTTCGTCCGAGCAGGTAGTCAGTGGAGACATTGAAGTAATCGGCGATTTCTTGTAGGCGGTCAGATTTAGGAGTCTTTTCTTTTAAAGTATAGAGGTAATTTATACTATAGCCTAAATCTTCGGCGACTTTTTGAAGACTTATTCCTCGCTTTTGAGCAAGTTCCTTAATCTTTTCAAGTGTGGAAAACATTGTCATATTACCTTTTCTAAGACATGACAAAAAATATTTTATAAAAAAGTGTTATTTTCTATTGACAAAAATAATACTAGAGTGTAAAATAGTTCTTGTAAGTTAATGAGTTAGTAAAAAACAGAGTTAAAACTTATCTAAAAATAAATAGCTTTGGCGAGCAAGAAAATTGATAGATACATGGTTTTATCAAGGTTTTTAATTATGCTTTCATTTTACACTATGGTGTAAAAGTTGTCAAGCATTTTTATAAAATATTTTACTAACTCTTTAACTTAACTAATTAAAAAGGAGGAGGTCATATGAGCCAACAACATCGTAAATGGATTGAGCTTGTAAAAGAGCGAATTAAAAAGCGTGGGTGGTCGCAGACGGATTTGGCTATCGTCGTAGGTGTTAGTCCATCAGCTATCACGCAACTTTTCAAAGATGGCAAAGGCAGTGATGACTTGAAGCTTCGCATTAACAAGAAGTTGCGAATCAACGAGTCGTGGGAAAAATTTGAGGAGTGGGAAAATGAGACCAAAACGATATCCGTATAGCAGGATAAAACGAAAATTAACAATTAGCGCAGAAGGTATAAGCGCTAAGAATTTATCGGTTGGTTCCGTCGATGAGAAACAACTTCAGAGGTTTATCGAGAAGTTAAGGAAACAAATGGAAGGTTTAGGATATGGAGCAATATAATTTACCTAAAATCGAAATTGAATGCGAAGAATTTACTGAACACACAGATAGCCATTTTTGGTACCCAAGGCATGAATACCATTTTGCTAACGGATATGGTGCTAGTGTAATTCACAATAAGTATTCTTACGGGCTTGAATTGGCAGTCGTCAAACACAACAAGAAAACAGGTTTGTGGGACTTAGATTACGAGTCAGGAATAACCGATGATGTGATTGGTTACATCGAAGGCAAAGAGGAATTAGAAAAAATTCTTATTAAGATTTCAAATCTATAAACAAAAAAGCACCTAACAGAAGTCAGGCGCTAATCAAAATAACTAACTAAATTATAACACGAAAGAGAGGGAAACCCATGCCAAAAGCAGAAATTACTTATAAAGCGGTTGGTGTTGATGAAAAAGCAACACATGGAGATTATAGTCATCTTTGCCAAAGGTGGGAAGGATTAACTACAGGAACAGCTAAAGTATGGGCAACAGAAATGAGGGAGCATCCTGATTTTAAGCAGTTCATCGATAATCCAACACATAAGATTGTATTTATCGACTACGAGGGATTTCGTTTGTTTGTTAAATGGAAAAGTCGTAATCGATATCGTACGAAGAAAGAAACTCTGGCAGAAATGCTTGAGAATATGAAAAAAGAAAAAATGTTAGGAGTTTAAACATGACAGAACCAACTTTATCAAGCCAATTGCTTGGCTTAGTAACGATTTTTATTATGGTCTTTATCCTGCTGCTACTGACTGATAAAAATGAAGAGGAAACTGAACAAAAAACGGTGATACTCATTGAAGAAGTAGAAGACTTCAGAAAAGTTGCACGAAGAAACTTGAAAAAGTGTGACAGAAAGTCAACTTATGACACACAACCACCTGACGGACTTTCTTCAACGATTGAGGATGTACCTCAATATTTTAGAGTATGCATCGAAGATTATGACAAGCTAGCTCAGGACTACCAGGAAGAAGCAAGAAATAATGATCTTCTAAGTAAACAAAACGCGAATCTCTTAGAAGAAAATGGACGTTTACTCTATAAAGAAATGACCATGGATTTTCGGCAAAATCCAAGGAAATGGAGGGCAAAGACATGACTGTTAGCCGTGACATGAGCGAGATGGAAATACGTGTGTTAAACATGATCATGAATTGCGCTACTTTCGATTTGCCTATTCAAGCGAGTGAAATCCGCTTAGAAACCGGACTGTCGAAGCGTAAGCTGGAAGAGACTATCGAAAGCTTGCGTGTCAATTTTGACCACCCTATCGTAGCTAAGAAGATGAAGCCAAATGGATATTACTTACCACGAAGCGAGGAGGAGCGACAAGCTGGGCTTGCTCCTTACCGTAGACAAATACTAACCGAGCAGAAGAACCTCGCTGCAGTGATGAATGTGGATTTGGAAAAGTATTGGGAGGATAGTGCATGAGTGAAATTAAATGGATAAAAATCACAACGGATATTTTTGACGATGAAAAGATTTGTCTGATTGATGCCTTGCCTGATCATGATGCTATTTTAGTTATTTGGTTTAAAATCCTCGCTTTAGCTGGAAAACATAATCGTAATGGTCTTTTGATGATGTCGGATAAGGTCCACTATACTGATGAAATGCTAGCTACAATATTTCGTAGGCCATTAAATACAGTCAGAATGGCTTTGGGAGTCTTTGAGCAGTTTGGGATGGTCGAGATTATCGACGGGGTCATTACCTTGCCAAACTGGGAAAAGCACCAAAACATCGATGGTATGGAAAAAATCAAGGAACAAACACGTAATCGTGTGGCTAGACATCGTGAAAAACAGAAAAATCTTGCTCTTGGTAACGTTACAGGTAACGTTACAGGTAACGTTACAGTAACGGACGGTAACGCACTAGAAGAAGATGAGAATGAGAATAAGAATAGATTAGATAAAGATAAGAAAAGAATAACTACTACTACTAATAGTAGTGGTGGTCAAGAAAATATCTTAGAACTTTTTCAATCTGAATTTCGTAGACTCTTATCTGGATTTGAGATTGAAGAAATAAATCATCTACTAAATGAGAATGATGTGGATCTGGTAAAAGAAGCACTGAAGATTGCTATCAACTCTGGAAAACCCAACATCAAATATATAGGTGGGATTTTAAGAAATTGGCAAATGAACAATGTCACCACTGTTGAACAGGTTCGTCAATCAGAAAAGAAGAACAAGGATAAGAAAGAAGAACAGGAGGCCAAGGACGAATGGGGGTACTAGAACTAATTGAACAATTCGAGATTGACTATTATCCGTTAAGCTACGAGAAGAAAACTCTTTTAGCAAACCAGCCAATTCATCAAGTGGTTTCCTGCTTGTCTGAAATGGCCAGCTGGCAGGAATGTGGAGGTCGTCTTTCATGGTAGACAATGTATTTGAGGAGATTGCCTTATCTTATCACAGGAATACAGAACAACAGAAAGATCTTTGCGAAAAGCACAAAATTCCTTTGATAAAGATATTGCGGACTGATAGTGTTGTATGTCGCATGTGTGAATCTGAGCGGATCCATGAAGAAAATCAGGAAAGAGTGAATGAACTGGCTAACGCTGAGAATGAGCGAGAAAGGAAGTACTATCTAGAAAAGTTCTCTCTTTATGATGAGGTTTTAAAAAATGCGACTTTGGACAATTTTGAGACACCAACCGAAAAAGAAGCTGAAAAGCTAGCTTTTGCAAAGCGGATTTGTCGTGAGTGGTCTGAGGGTGCTAGGAACAATATTGTACTTCAGGGTGAACCTGGGACTGGCAAGAGCCATTTGGCCTTTGCTATGGTCAAAGCCTTATCTGAGTACACGAAAGAGATTGCTATTTTCATCAACGTGACGGACTTGCTGATGAAGATTAAAGCTGATTTTAGTCAGGAAGAGTTTCTGGTCAATAAAATTGCGAGTGCTAAGTTTTTGGTTTTGGATGATTTAGGAATGGAGAAGGATAGCGAATGGTCGTTTACTATTCTCTACAATATCCTGAATAAGCGTTCAAATACAATCATTACTACGAATTTAATTTCTGCTGATATTCAGAAAAGATATGGCAGACCCTTTATGTCCAGACTGATGAAGGGTGTGGATAAAGACCATTTGATGATTTTTAATGATTTGACAAACAAGCGGAAGCAATATTTCTAGAATGGAGGTGGCTGATGTTTATTTTAAAGCATGGAACAAGAGAGGATAAGCCGTTTCTGAGGTCCGCAGTTATCGGTGTGACAGGCTTGGACATTTCATGTTCAGAGGAGAAGAAAGCCTTGCGGTTCGTCTCTCGGGCGGCAGCCTTACAAGTTGGCAAGGCATTGAGGGGTTCCTTTGGGAACTTTTATCCAATTGAGGTGGAGTGATGAAAGATATCAGAATACTAGATGCGTGTTGTGGCTCTCGAATGTTTTGGTTTGATAAAAATGAACCACACACAACATACATGGATAGACGTGAAGAGGAATTTGAGATTCACAAAAAGAAAATCAATGTTAAGCCAGACATTGTTGCAGATTTTCGAGATATGCCATTTGATGATGAAACATTCAACCTTGTTGTATTTGATCCACCACACCTGCTATGGGCTGGTCAGAAATCATTCATGCGTGCGCAATATGGACAACTAGACTTGTTGACTTGGAGATTAGATTTACAACAAGGTTTTGAAGAATGTTTTAGGGTTTTGAAAACAGGAGGAACACTTATTTTCAAGTGGTCTGATGCTCAAGTAAATGTTAAAGAAATTTTGGAATTGGTTCCGCATCAACCGCTTTTCGGTCAGCAACGTGGGACAACTCACTGGATGGCTTTTATGAAATTTTAGGAGGTATTGATGTTAAATCTTTATTTCGTCTACAACGGGCACTGCAAGTTTTACCTTGGCACGTTTGACAATGTCGATGAACTCATTGAGCATATGAAAGAACATCAATGGGCTTTCTCTGGCATTACTAGACCAAGATTTAAAAAATATATCGGAAAAGACGAAGTACGTTTTGATTATGGCGCTGTAGATTGCTATTACTTAGCAACAAAATCAACGTGCCGCGAACCACGTTAAAAGCGAGCTAGAATATGCGTCAGACTTGGACGAATGACGTATAAAGAATTTGCTAGCTCTTGTGTCTTTGAGCCATGAGGGGCAAGAGCTGGATTTTTACAGGTTAGATAAACCATGGAATATAGCAAACAGACAGTAATTGAAGGATTGAAACGCACAATCGAGCAGACGGAGGCAAGGATAGCAGAACTATCTAAGCCGTGCGTTAAATCGCTTGCTTTTAGCAGGTCTGAGGAACGTGACTTGCTTAAAAAGAAAGTGAAAAACTGGAAGAAGAAAATAAAGGAGTTGGAAGATGAAACTTAATGAATTGGTTGAGAAGTATAAAAAACTTGAGGGTGTATGGAATACTGAAGGAGCAGAGCTAGCGCGCCAAATCTTTTTACAAGACTTAGAACAGCTAGACGAACCAGGAACAGGTCATGCAGACGAAGCACCTCGTTATGTCAAGAACATACTAGCTCGATTGCGAGAATTGCCAGTGCATGATCGTGAAGTTTGGCTAAAGGCCATCATGGGTGAATTTGAGCAAGATTTTAGTCATGCAAAATGGCGTGAAGGCTACGAGCAAGGAAAACTTGAGGGAGCATGGGTTGGCAATCAATTGAAGGATGCTGATAAGATTCGAAGTGAGTTGAATAAAGTCCAAGTTCCGCAGTTCGTGGCTGATTGGATAGAACATTGCAGAGGTCTAGGGTATTCTTTATACCAAGCAATGGAGCCGGTTCACGAAAATGCCGAAATAAAAAATGGTTTATATTTGTAGATAACCAAGACCTCTTCGCTCGAGCATGGCTTGACGGCTACGAGGTCGAGAAAGAGAAAAAATACAAAGTAGTTCTATTAAACTATAACGATGGACATTTGAATCTTGTTAATGTCAGGACTCTTGGAGAGAATATTATTTTCTTCACTAAGAAAACACAATTTGACCCAAGAAGTCTTAAACTTACAAAAGCAGAAATAATTTCTTCTGGTTTCGGCTGGGTATTCGATTGCCCAGGCGTGGAAGTGACGGAGGTGGAGTGATGAGTTATGAGTGTTCGAATTGTTGTAAAGAAATTGAGGATGAGTTTCTGGTAGTGCAAGAGAATCATGTTATTCTTGCGTTATTTAACGATGTTGAAAATTGTTTTTGTAGTCAGCAATGTGTCAACGATTTCTTAATGATTGAATCAAAATACTTATCAACCGGAGATATACCATACGATGAGGAGGTGGAGTGATGAGTTATGATTTGGAAATCTTAGGAAAAATAGAAAGCGGAGATTATATTTGCATAGATGAACCTGAAAATAGTTCTCCAACTTACAATCTTGGGAAAATGTTCAGGGTTGCTATGGATTGGGATTTCAAACAAGGTACTATCTACAACGTTGCTCAGATTTTTGAAAACATTCAACGTGGTATTTCAGAATTGGAACAGCACCCTGAAAAGTATGTGCAGTATGAACCCGAGAACAAATGGGGGACTGTCAGCAGTGCGTTAGAAGATTTAAGATCATTGAGAGATTGTATTTTAGGACAAGATATCGATACAAAATACTTATATGTGAGGTGGTAACATGAAACGACCAAACAGATACCCGTACACACGAAGTCAATGGGTTGAAGAAACCGCTGATTATTATACATATGCAGACGGTATTTATTTTACTAGTCATGTTTTAAAAAACAGACTAACTAGAGAAATTAAGAGCAAGGAGATGTAAGGATGAAAATTGTAGTCTATTTGATTGATAATAGCAAAATTGAGTTATTCGATTGTAGCGAAGAAGACGTTAAACGATTAACCAGCCAGTTTAACAATAGACATTTGATGCACGCTAAGAATGTTTATTTAAATCCAAAACAAGTGGTGTCTTTCTTTACTTATGAGGGAGAAGGAGGAAAATGAAACGTTTTATCGCAATATGGATTTTATTATCTGCTGGATTGAACATCTGGCAGATGGGCAGGATTGCAGAACTAGAACAAAAGCGTCCGATTGTCGTCTATAAGGCGGACAATCAAGGCGCTGAGATATTCGGTAAAGTCGTAGAGAAAGGACGATATGGCAAGTTGTATACTGTCACAATTCGTGATTACGGGGTGTTCGTGGTCACGAAGGAAGTATACGAAAAAGTGAAAGTCGGGGATGAGGTGATGTTGTGAAATTATTTCTTCACGAAGATTGTATGGACGTCATGAAAAGATATCCTGACAACTATTTTGATTTAGCTATTGTAGATCCTCCATATTTTTCTGGCCCAGAAAAAAGAGAATACTATGGTCGAAAAATCAGTCCGATTGGTGTCAATAGACTGTATGGCAAAACATCGGAGTGGAAAATTCCAAATAGAGATTATTTTGATGAGTTGTTTAGAGTTTCAAAAAATCAAATCATTTGGGGTGTGAACAACTTTGACTACTCTTTTGGACCTGGCCGTATCATTTGGGACAAAGTTAATGGCAAGTCAAGTTTCTCAGATTGTGAGATAGCATACTGCAGTTTACATGACAGCATACGTTTATTTCGATATATGTGGAATGGTATGATGCAAGGGAAGTCGATATCTGAAGGTCATATACAACAAGGGAATAAGGCCTTAAATGAGGTTAGAATCCATCCGACACAAAAACCGATAAATCTTTATCTTTGGCTACTTCAAACTTACGCAAAAGAAGGAGACAAGATTCTTGATACTCATGTTGGTTCAGCAAGTAGTTTAATCGCTTGTCAAGAATTAGGTTTTGAATATGTCGGTTGCGAGCTTGACAAAGACATTTTCAATCTTGCTCAACAGAGACTTGATGTTTACGAGAAGAAAATAAAATTATTTTAGGAGTTACTATGAACACACTAGAAAATGTAAAGCAATGGTTTATAGACCGTGACCTTGAAAACGGTGGGCGGTTAGACAAGCAGTCACTCAAGCTGAGCGAAGAGTTCGGAGAGTTATGTGCAGGCTATCTCAAGAAGAATGAGAAGCTAACCAAGGATAGTATCGGAGATTGTGCAGTCGTGATTGTTGGTCTGGCCTTGCTCATCAAGGAAGATGTGAATCAGATTTTCAAAGAATCTGATAATATCAAGAGAAAAGATGTGATGGAAAGCTTCATCTCGATCAATGCAAATATTAGTGAGTTTCAACTATCACAAGGATTTGCTAGCAAGGTATTGTGCAGACATAATCTAGTACGCTCGATCGGCTATCTGAAATCAATCAGCAATGCGCTTGGATATGATTTTGATGAATGTTTTGAACTAGCATACCAGGAAATTAAAGACCGTAAGGGTCGTTGGATTGACGGAACTTTCGTGAAAGAGGAGGATTTATAAAATGAAAAAACTAGGAATCATTATTGGGGTGGTATTTGTAATCGTTGTATCGCCGTTTGTAGTTCAGTATGGTTGGAATGAGATTATCACAACGATTGTTCCAGTCAGTAAAATTACAGTTTGGCAAGCATTAGGGATGGATGCACTACTATCTTTCATCTGGCCTGTATTATCCAGCAAAAAAGAATCTGAAGAGGATTATTCGTATGCTGTGAAGAGCAGTATTTCAAAAATCATTACATGTGCATTTTTAATTTGGTTGGCTAGTTTGTTTATTTAAGGAGTGTTAGCATGATACCGAAGTACAGAGTGTGGGATAAAGAATTGCAAACAATGCTAGATGTTTCTTTGATAGATTTTAAAAAAGGTGTTTTAGTTGGTGAGCATTGGGAATTTGGGGAAACAAATTTCATGAGTTTTAACGAAATTGTACTCATGCAATCAACAGAATTGTTTGACAGAAATGACAATGAGATTTTTGAGGGAGATGTCTTAAAATTTAATGACGAGTGGGCTGAATATTGTCACGAGGGTTATGTAGATGGCTCAGTAGAAGGTATTAATTTCGTTGAAGTAGTGAGAGGTGAAGCTTGTTTTGAGTTTGGAAAAACTAGATATCCCGAATCGTCTTTATTCATACGAATGGAAGACGAACGTCTTACTTTCGCTGAATTGATAAAGAGTAGAGACTTTGAGTTTGAAATCATCGGAAACGTCTATGAAAATCCGGGACTTTTGGAGGTGGAGTGATGGTACAAACCATTGAACAAGCAATAAAAACTGAAAACAAACGCATAAAAATTCCTGCAAAAATCAGACCGTTTGATGTAGGTTATCGAGTAGTAAACAAACACGGTCAACCGCTTGCCTTGAGAAATGGAGCAAGTATATTCGCCTTACCTTCTCTAGCGGAAAAAGCTATAAAGAAAGAGTTTGGGAAAAATGATCCAGACTTTGACATTAAGAAGTATTCTGTTGAAGAGGTTGCTATTATCAATTTAAGTAAACTTCATAGCTACTTTGAGGAGGTCACAGATTGAAACGATTCATAGCTATCTGGATTCTGCTATCTGCTGGATTGAATATCTGGCAGATGGGCAGGATTGTAGAACTAGAAGAAAAGCGTCCGGTTGTCATCTATAAAGCTGATAACGCAGGCGCTGAGATATTTGGTAAAGTCGTCGAGAAAGGACGGCATGGGAAGCTGTATACAGTGACAATTAGAGATTATGGAATTTTTGTAGTTACTAAAGAGCAGTTTGAGAAGATAAGGGTAGGGGATGAGGTGTTACTATGACGTTCGTGGAGCACAATAACCGCGAGAAAGCCAATAAATTTGCCGAGTTCGTGACTGGTAAGCCATTGCGTGAATACTTAGCAAACAAAGTAAAACAATATTGCGGTAAGAATATATCTGTCTTTGATGGTGCTGCAGGTTCTGGGCAGTTGGAGCAGTTTATCAGTATGGCTGATTTTCATGCGGTAGAAATTCAGCAGGAAAGTTGTGAAGCATTGAAGACAAATTTTCCTCATGCAATTGTGAATAATCAGAGTTTTTTTACTTATCAATCAGATGCACAAGTGGATGCAATTGCAATGAATCCACCCTATTCTCTGAAATTGAAAGATTTACCAGAAGAAGACCAACAGGCTATTAAAGAATTGTATCCGTGGAAAAAGTCAGGTGTTGTTGATGATATTTTTTTGTTGAAGTCGATGACCTACACGAAACGATACGGATTTTATATCATGTTCCCTGGTATTGCTTATCGTCAGTCTGAAAAGAAAATGAGAGAGCTGGTAGGGAATAACCTTGTTGAATTGAATGAGATTCAAAATGGATTTGAAGACACATCTATTAACGTGATTTTCTTAGTCATTGACAAAGAGAAAGAGAATCGTGAAATTTCAAAAGAGATTTATGATTGTAAAACTCAAAAAGTTGAATATCAAGAATCTGATAAATTAAATTCAGATTTCAACTGGGTGATACCTAAAAAACCAGTTGAGAAAGAAGAAATAGATATTGACCAAGTAAATGCAAAACTAGACCAAATGGCAATTGATCACCTTGAAAAGCATCTAGCTAGTCAATTGATATTGATTCAATTTTTCAACGCAGATATTGATTTAAAATCTTTCATCACAAAATGTCATAAGATTTTAGATGATTATTTATTGGCTTATAATTTTGCAGTAGGATTAGAATGAAACCAGATAAGATAACAACGCACAGGTTGCTAGAAGTTTGCGAACTTATTCCAGGTACTAGAACGAAAGTAACGGATGGGCCGTATTTTATCTATGGCGCTGGCATGAAAGCAAAAGGCATGACAGATAAATTCAACTGTGGGAGCAACATAATCCGCTTGACCCGTAAGAGTACAATCGGTGCTGTTTATTTCCATCGAAATCCATTTTGGATGGATGAAGGTAGCTTTAAAGTTGAGCCAAAAGAAATGATAGATAAGCGATATTTATTTCATTGGCTGTTGATGAAGCGTGAAGAAATAGAGCGATGTGCGGACGGAGATAATCAACCAGGCTTATCACTAGCTAGACTTTCAAAAATAAGGATTGACGTACCTGATATGGAATATCAGTTGAAGGTTGTTAAGTTGTTGGATGAAATGAGTGCAGATTTGGAATTTTTTATAGACAATATCACACAAATAAAAATGCTAGAAGGTAAGGTTTTGAGTTACTATAGCGAGAAAATCGGAATAGCTTTAGAAAGAGAAATAAATGGATAACAAGCTAGATTGCGAAGATTGTAAACAGTTTTTCTTTTTGAAAGACAAGTTAGATTATGATTGTGTATTTCAAAATGGTATTTGTAGTGATTGCTTAGTAAAAAGAATTGAACACGGAGAGGAGTGGTAGACTATGAAGTGTGAGTATGCTTTGTACGAAGGTGAGAAATTTGTGACATTAGGGACAATTGAAGAAATTAGTCAGGAAACCGGGATTGAAGAAAAGAAATTGAGGTATCACACTAGACCGTCTCTTAGAAAACGATACAAAAACGGACTTGCTGTTATTAAAATTGAGGAGGTAAAAGAATGAAACCAGAAAAAATTGATAACATAAACAAACCAAGTCACTACCAAGGATCAAAAGGCCTTGAAGGTATTGAAGTGATTGACAACTTCATTGGCAATCTGCCAGGTAAGGCAGCGTGGTGCTGGGGCAATGCTATTAAGTATATGTTAAGATTTCAGAAGAAAAACGGTCTTGAAGACCTGAAGAAAGCACGCAAGAATCTTGATTGGCTTATTGAGGAGATGGAGCATGAGAATAAAAACATCAAATGATTCTATCATCAACGTTGATAGCGTGAAGCGCAGTGTCACAATTGAGGGAGTTGAGTTTGGTTCAGATTGTAGTGCTTTGGTATCTAAGAATAAAGACGGTACAGGAACGATCACTCTGATATTTGAAGGAAGAATTATTTGAAAGGGCAGGCAATGAAACCTAAAAAACATCCATATTCAGGCTTTCGAAAAACAGACAACAAACAAGATAGAGTCAAATTCGCTGAGGTTTTAAATTACGAACAAATTAATGTGTCAATTGTTGTTAGAGAAGGGGAAAATAGTGAGATATTAGCAAAATGTGTAATTCGTGCTTATGGCGAAGCATTATCGTTTATAGCAACATTGCCAGTAAAAGGAATTAGGTTTTCGAAACAAAATCAAGCGTTGTTTAAAATCAGGCTTTATCAAAGAATTGAAAAAATGGGGAGCGAGAAGCTTTTAGAAAGTAATCGTTTCATTTGGTCGAACATGTGCCTGGAAGAATTTAACAAAATAGTGATTTAGAAGGAGTTTCATATCATGCAGCTAAGGTTGAAAGAACTTAGAGAGGATCTATGTCTATCTGTAGGACAGATGGCGAAAGAGACAGGTGTTTCACAAAATACAATCCATTTGTATGAGCGAGGTGGATATCCGTCGATTAAGCAAATTGAAATGATTGCTAAAACATATGACGTGAATCCTGCTTGGTTAGTTGGATGGATAGATGATGAAATGATGCCTGGAGTCCAGGTCGTTGAAAAAGTGGTCTATAAAGAAAGCCAAACGGCAAGATTGCCGGATTATTTCAACAACAATAATGATGGTAAGATTATCAAGTGGGTTAAATCCAAAAGATACATGGGAGGTAAGGTTTGGTCAAAAAGAACTTAACAAAAGCACGAAGGGATTATCTTGAGTTTGAACTCGATGATAAGTACTTGAAGATTGACAAACTTATCGGTCAACGAAGGCATGAACTAGAACGATTGTACGAGGTTAAGCACCTTACTGTTCCTGGTATTGATGATACTGGAGCAAGTGGCAGTGGGACATTCGTCAACAGGTCGGAGAATCTAGCGGTTGCTTATGCAAGTGATCCTATGATTTTAAGATTAGAAAATCTCCAAAACGCTATTTCCCAATTACTAGAGAATCTAGAACCAGATGACAAAAAAATCTTTTATCTTCGCTGGGGAGAACATACTGGATACGACTGGATTCAAGTTTGGCACATTATGGAGAATGGAGAAACTGGGTACTTGTATAGACACAGCAAACAGATTTACAGAAGACGTGAAGTGATTCTCGATACACTTTCAAATTTGCTCTTTATGTAAAGTTGTCAAAAAAACATATAGAATTGACAAAAAGAATGTGGTAAATTAGTATCATGAACAAAAGCAGAGAGGAAACCTCTGCTTTTTTTGTGCACTAAAAAGGAGGTGAGGATATGTGGTAGTTGTTGAACCAATCAGAAATAGAGATGATGTTCAGCTTATGATTGAATGGCTGACGTTGCATAGCGCAGTCAAAGAGTCAGATAGACAACGTAACCTCATGCTCTTCTTGTCTGGTGTTAATCTGGGTTTTCGTATTGGTGACATTGTTAAACTGAAAGTAAAGCACGTTAAAGGCTGGCATGTCCAGATTGTTGATGAAAAGACAGACAAGCCAACCAAACGAAAGATGCCAAAGAAATTCAAGAACGCTATGCGACAGTACATCAAAGACAAGAAAGATGAAGACTTCCTCTTTCCTAGTCGAAACGGAAAGCATCAGCATATAAAACCTAACACAGCTTACAAGATTATTAAAAGAGCTGCGGAAGAAGTCGGTCTAGAAAACATAGCTACTCATTCGATGAGAAAAACATTTGGCTTATTCATGTACGAGCAAACCAAAGATGTCGCTCTGATAATGGACCTACTGAATCACTCAAGCCAAAGTATTTCATTACGATACATAGGAAAAAATCAAGATTCACAAGACAGAGCCATGACTAAGTTTCAAGGCTTTTAATTTTTTTATTTTACTATCAATTCATTGTTTTGAGGTTATGATGATTTCATTTCAAGCACGTAAGATAAACGCTTGATAAGTCTGAGTTAAAACTCATGCAGCGAATTCATTAGAATATGTAAAACAAGGAATTGAGAGAGTAAAAACAAAGGAGTTTACATAGTTATGAAAGGTATTATTAAAAGACTTTTTAATAAAAGAACGACTAAACAAAAACCATTAGGAAAAATTGTGGTTGGAGTCAAAATTGAAAATGACTCAGAATTAAAAGAGTTAACTAAAGAATGTTGTGAAGCAATCGCACACTTGAACAATTGTATTGACAAGCTAAACAAATTCGAGCTCAAAGCATCAACATCAATAATCAAATGATTGAAGTTTCAACCAGAGCAGACCGAACAGAGTTTTATAATTCCGGCGAATGGAGAGAACTTCGCAAACTTGCACTTGAACGCGATCACTACGAATGCGTTTGGTGCAGAGAAGAAGGCAAAGTTACAACAGAGAACCTAGAAGTTGACCACATCAAAGAGCTAGAGTTCTATCCAGAGTTCGCTCTTGAGCTTGATAACCTACGAACTCTATGCAAAGAATGTCACAATAAACGTCATGGACGCTTTCAATTCCGAAAATCTAAAAAACTGATTGAGAAAAATTTCAGAACAGATGAATTTTGGGGATGATAACACCCCCCGGTCAAAAAAATCCAGTATTTTTAAGGTTTTGGGAACCGGTGGGAGGGGTCAACTGTCCAAATTTTTAACAAAAAATTAAAGGGGGTGGGGGGTAATGGAAGAATACTCGGAAAAAAATATAAAAGAATTAGAAAATCAGCTACTTTCTAAAATCGGCTATTTTAGTCCTAGAAAAAAGGATGCGGTTCAGTATGAAAAAGTCAATCGCTATATCTATCTTGTCAAACTTCTCTATGAGCTGAAAGCTAAGCTTCATGAAGACGGATTGGTCATCACTGTTCATAATGGTCAACAAAGATTCCAAAAAGCGAATTCTCTCATCAAGGAAATCAACACAACAAGCAATCAGCTTTTGGCTATTGAGCGGTCGTTTGATTTTGAGGTGGAAAACTCGCCTGTTGAGAAACCTACGTCTGGAAGTGATCTCTTATGATTTCTCATCCGTTGGTAGATGATTATATCAAAATGGCTGAATGTGGGGAAATTGTCGTCAACAAGGAAAGAAAGTTGCTGTTTAAAATCATTAAGGAGAAAATCTATCCTCGTGATGATCTATATTTTGATAATGAATTAATTGACAAGTTCATTCGTTTTGCGGAAAAGAATTTTTTCCCTTTGGCGAAGTACCAACTTTTCTTGACTCCGTTTATTTTTCTTTTTAGGAAAGAGGACGGGGAGCCACACTTTGACGAGTATCTATATACTCTTGCTCGTGGTGGCGGTAAGAATGGTTTCATGTCTGCTAGATCTTCATTTTTTATAAGTCCTATCTACCCTATCAGAGATTATGATGTGACCATCACTGCTAACTCTGAGAAACAAGGTAAGGTTTCGTTTGAGGAGGTCTATGAGACTATTCAAAGGCGAGGTCTTGAGGACCATTTCTATCTAACTAAAATGTCTATTACAGGTCGAGCGAACAACTCGGTCTTTTCTTTTCGGACGAACAATCCAAAAACTATGGACTCTGCTCGTGATGGCTGTCTAGAGTTTGATGAGATTCACCAGTTTGAAGATGATAAGGCTGTGAAGATTCAAAGGTCTGGTCTTGGTAAGATTGCTCATGCTCGGACTTTCTACAATGGTACGAATGGATATGTGCGTGAGGGATTTTACGACAAGCTGATAGAGAAGTCTATGCAAATCTTGAATGGAGATGTTGATGATTTCAGGCTATTCCCCTTTATCTGCAAGCTTGATAGTGCAGATGAGGCGGATGACATGAAGAACTGGCCAAAGGCAAATCCGATGTTGGATGAAAGCACTCCTTACGCTAAAAGGTTGCTTGCTAGAACCAAGGCTGACTATGATGACCTTGAGTTGGAGCCATCTGGCCGTCAGGAGTTCATGACAAAACGGATGAATCTTCCTGAAGCTGACCTTGAGAAAGATGTCACCTCTCGGGATAAGTTACTAGCTTGTCTACGGTCTCCTGGTATCGACTTAAAGGGGCGCTCATGTGTTGCAGGTTTTGACTATGCCAGTATTCGAGACTTTGCGAGTGTGGGATTGCTATTTAAGAATGGGGATGAATTTATCTGGAAGCAACATTCATTTGCTCGTAAAGCGTTTTTGAAAGCTTTCAAACTAAAAGCCCCTATTGAAGAATGGGCAGACAAAGGCTTGTTTACAATCGTTGATGGTCCGAGTATTGATCCTAGACTTTTGATAGCCAAGCTGGAAGAATGGAGAAATTTTTATCAGATTGAGCTTGTATGTGCCGATGGTTTTAGAATGGATTTGTTAAAACCGCTTTTGGAAGAGGTTGGGTTTGAATATGAGTTTTTGAGAAATCCAGGGGCGATTCAATCCAAGGTTGCGCCAATTATCGAAGATGGATTTGCAAATGAGAGGTTTATCTTTGAGGGTGACAACTCTATGATTTGGTATACGGATAATACCTACGTCAAAGAGGATAAGGATGGCAATAAGCGTTTCTTGAAGAAAGAACCTGTTAGAAGAAAGACGGATGGGTTCCATGCTTTGATAGCTGCTCTCTACAAGCGGGAGCTGGTTCAAGAGTCGAATGTTGGGGAGTTCCTTGACATGCTCGATAGCTGGGATTTTTAATTTAAGCATAAATTTTGGGTGGGTGGTCGGCAGAAAATGAAAGAAAGGAGGAAGTGCATTGGGGTTACTGAATTTATTTAAGCGTGAAGTACCAGAGGTTGGTTTTGAGTTTGAGGATCTTGAGCGGATGTTTGGAAATCTGCAACTCAAAAGCTTAGCGATTGATAAGTCAGCCGAGTTCATCGCTCGGATTTTTGCTAAGTCAGCATTTAAGTATCAAGAAAATGGCAAGGTTAAGTCTTCTGATTGGGACTACTTGCTAAATGTAAGGCCTAACAAGAACGAATCTGCATCAGATTTTTGGCAAAAGGTCGTCTATCGGTTGATCACTAATAATGAGGTCCTAATCTTTCTTACAACTGATGACCAGTTGCTTGTTGCTGACTCTTATACACGGACTAAATATGCTGTTTATGATGATGTGTTTGAGTATGTGACTTGTAGAGGTTTCACCTTTGAGAAGCGGTTTCGGATGAGTGAAGTCATTTTCTTACAGTACAATAATAATCGACTGCAAGATTATATCTCTGACTTATTTGCTGATTACGAGAAGTTGCATACTCGTTTGGTCGAGGCCTTGGCTAGGAATAATCAAATCAGAGGAACTCTGAAAACCAAAAACAATGGGAGTTTTGATAAGCAGATGCGTGATAAACTCCAATCATATGCTGATGGTCTTTTTAAATCATTTAGCACCAAGACGATTGCCATTGTTCCAGCTCAGGATGGAATGGAATATTCCGAGCATACGAATACAACAGGAACTTCAAATATTTCTGTTGATGAGTTGAAGAAACTTCGTCGGCAATTTGATGATGAGGTCGCTGACGTCTTAGGGATTCCAACAGCTTTAAGTCATGGCGACATGGCCAATCTGGAAAATAGCCAAAAAATGTTTAATAGTTATTGCTATCAATCACTCGTTAAGAAAATGAGTGATGGGCTTAATTTCGCTTTAGTGTCAAGACGGCAATACGAGCGTAATAATCTATTTTTAATCATCGGCGAAGGTCAGAAAGATAAGTTTGCACTTGCTGAAAACATTGATAAGCTTATTTCTTCTGGGGCGATGACTCGAAACGAGGTGCGCTCTGAACTTGGCTTAGAATCTGTCCCTGGTGGCGATAAATTCCTCATCACCAAAAACTATCAACTTGGTGAACAGTTAGAGAAAGGAGGTAAGAAAGAAGATGAAAGTAATTCCGATTAAGGGTACGATTATTTCTAACGATGATCGCTGGATTTATGACTGGCTTGAGTGGGAAGCTACCGCTCCAAAAGATGTCGTCCTCCCTGAAAGTGGTGAACCGATTGAGGTTCATATCAATTCGGGCGGTGGAGATGTTTATGCTGGTAGTGAAATCTATACTGCTCTACGATCGTATCCAGGTGATGTGACCGTGAAAATTGTCGGTATTGCAGCAAGCGCAGCAAGCGTGATTGCAATGGCAGGAGATACGGTTGAAATCAGTCCGACTGCCCAAATCATGATCCACAATGTTTCAACGCAAGTAAATGGAGACTATAATACTTTGCTTCATGAAGCTGGGGTACTAGAAGGGTTTAACAAATCTATTGCTAGTGCCTATGTTCATAAGACTGGTAAGGCTCTTGATGACTTGCTTGGATTGATGAATAAGACTACTTGGTTTGATGCTGAATCAGCTTTGAACCATGGATTTGTAGACAAGATTATGTTTACAAACGAAGTTGCTCCGACTCTAGTAGCGAGTGAAACTCCTATGATTCCAAGTGATTTTATCGAGAAAATGAGGTCAGCAATGACACCGGATATTGATAAAATCGCTGAACTGGTAGCTGAAAAGTTAAAAGCTAAACTGCCAGATGTACAAATCGACAAAGAGGCTTTCGAAAATAGTGAATTTCTACAGAAGAGATTCAATCTTCCAGAAAGTCCAGAAAATAACACAGACAAGGCTGTTCCTAAAGGGTTCGGTCTTTTTATGTTTTAAGAAAGGAAAAACAGAATGACAATGACATTATCTAATCAATTTGAAAAACAACGTCAGGCATTTATGGATGCCGTTGCAAATGGTGCACCTCAAGAAGAACAAGCGAAGCTATACAACGAAATGCTTGAGTCTATGAGCAATGAAATGATGGCTCAAGCTCGTGATGCTGCCCGTGAAGAAGTTTCTGCCTTAAATCCATACGATGCCAAGTTGACTGCTGAAGCTCGTGAGTTCTTCAATAACATTGAAAAAACTGCACCTAAAGGGGTTGAAAAACTCTTCCCTCAAGAAACAATCGACCGTATCTTTGAAGATATGGTTATGGCACGTCCACTCCTTCAACATATCGGCCTAAAAAATGCGGGAATCCGTTTGAAATTCCTTAAATCAACTCAAACTGGTCAAGCTGTTTGGGGTAAAATCAATGCCGAAATCGAAGGACAACTTAAACAAGAATTCAGCGATGAAGAAGCAATTCAACACAAATTGACTGCTTTTGTTGTAATTCCAAAAGACTCTGAAAAGTTCGGCCCTGCTTGGTTGCAAAAATTTGTTTCTACCCAGATTACCGAGGCATTTGCAGCTGCATTGGAAGCTGCCTACTTGAACGGCGATGGCGATAATAAGCCTATCGGACTCTCTCGTACTCTTACAGGGACCGTTGCAAGCGATAAGACAACTTATGCTGAAAAAACTGCTGAAACAACTAAGTTGACTTTTGCCGACTCAGCTACTGTAGTCAAAGAATTGACAAAGGTTTACAAACACCACTCTGTTAAAGCAGACGGGAAAACTCCAGTTGCAGTGGAAGGGAATCTTGTTATGGTTGTTAACCCAGCCGATGCCTGGGATGTGAAGAAACAATACACTTCGTTGAATGCTCAAGGAGTTTATATCACTGCGATGCCATTTAACCTTATCTTGGTTGAATCCGTGGCGCAGACTGCTGGTAAAGTCACTACATTTGTCAAAGGTCGTTATGATGCCTTTGTCGGTGGCGGTATTTCATTCGGTCGCTACACAGAAACCTATGCTTTGGAAGATTTGAACCTCTACACTGCTAAGCAATTTGCTTATGGTAAGGCTCACGATGAAAAGACTGCAGCAGTCTGGACTCTACAACTTCCTCAAGCCTAATCTAGGAGTTGAACCATGACTCCAGAAGAACAACTTCATCCACTCCTTAAATCTTTCAAGGAGCGGATGAGGATTTTTCATACTGGAGAGGATAACAACCTCTCTAAAATGTTGGAAAGTTCTGAGTCAGCCATCCTCAGTCTGGTCGGTAGTAAGGACTCTGCTGATCCACGAGTGAGAGAGCTTATTTTAGAACGTGCTCGATATGTCTACAATGACCAAGTTGAATTTTTCTACGGAAACTTTCAAGGAGATTTGATGGCATTATCACTAGAAAATTACAAACTGGAGGAAAAACATGATTAAGGTTTTAAAAGGCTTTTACGACCTCAAAGAAGGAGTCTTTCGTTCTGTTGGTCAAGAATTTGAAGCGTCAAAAGAGCGATTCAATGAAATCAACGAAGCATTGCCTGGCTTTGTTGAATGGTCAGAAAAACAACCAGAAGTAACAATGTCTGATGTTTCATCATACTAATCGCCCTAGCTATCGTTACAAAAAGCCAGAGGCTCAAAACGGAGACCTGAGAACCCCCTTGACTTTCTATACTTCTAAAGTCGAGGAGGGGCTTCATGGTCGTGATGTGAGTCATGAGAAGGCTTTTTACACAATGGGGCAAGTTTACTCTCCTAGTTTCAAAGACATTGAAATCGCAACTGGCAAGTCAATGAAAGCTAAGATGACTCTGAAAATTCGTGATCCTTTGTCTGATTATCAGCCGAAGAATGAGCATTTTGTAAAAGTTGGCGACAACCGTCTCAGTGGTGAAAAATGGCAAATTATCGATGTTCGTCCTGATTTTGATAATCGGGATTTTTTGATAGTCGTTATTGGTGGTGGTCAAGATGTCTAGTGGTGCAGAATTGAAAGGCTTTGACGATGTTTTGAGAAATATCGAGGTACACCTTGGTAATAACAAGGTCAAACGTGCTACGAGTCGAGCTTTAAAAGCAGTCGCAAACGAGACTCTAGAAGAGTTCAAAGGTGCTCTGCAGGTCTATAAAGATACTGGAGAAACCATTGAAAGTGCTACCGCTGGACGTGTGACGGGTCTTGCTAGTGGTGTTCCTGTTGTGAAAATCGGTTTTGGTGAGGGTTCTCGCTGGCGTTTGGTTCACTTGAATGAGTTTGGATATGGTAAGAATCCGCATCCAAAGGGGTTCGGTGTCATCAGACGATTTTCAGAGGCTCATGCTAAAACATACAAATACAGAATCGCTAGTCATTTGAAGACGGAGGGGTTTTAGATGGTTAAAGATAAGTTTGATGAACTCTATGAGGCTTTGAAAAAAGATGAGACTTTAGCTGGAATCAGTATCAAATCTTTTAATCGTCCGGACTCGCTACCAAGCAATGAGACAAGCATCGTCATTAGACCTGTTGGTCCGCCGATGCAGGCGGTTCATGGTAGTAATACGAGTCTGGCTAAGACATTTCTCTATCAGGTCAATGTAGAGTCTATTGACTATACGGAGTGCAAAGTACTCCAAAGAAAAATTGAAAAGATTATGGAAGACCAAGGATTTTATCAAACTGTTGGTGGTTTGGATGAATGGATTCCAGAAATCAAACGCTATGTGGATGCTCGAACCTATAAAGGCCAGAGTGCTCTATATGAAGAATACTAAATTAAAGAAAGAGGTGCTATAAATGGCATTGGTTGGTTTTAAACGTATGACAATTCGTGTGTTGGATGGAAATGCTAATCCGACACTTGGAGAAAACCTTTTTGTAATTGAAGGTCAAACCGGTAAAGGTGCGACTCGTACCGCTAAAATTTCAGGTCTTGCAAGTGATCCAGTAAAAACATATGGTAGTGATGTCGCTTATCACGTATCAAACCGTGGTGTTGGCGATGTGAAGATGGAACTAACTGCGGTTGATATTCCTTCAACAGTACTCGCTAAAATCCTAGGACATCAAGTCAAAGATGAAATTATTGGTATTGGCGCTGATACAGTTGCTCCATACTGCGCTGTTATGCTTGAGTCTCAGACTGCAAATGGGACTCAGGCACAAGTCGGATTCTTCAAAGGACAATTCTCAATGGACGCTGAAGAACTTGAAACGCTTAAAGATAAGCAAGAAGAACTTCCAGATGACAGCTTGAGTTTCGCTGCTATTGCAAGTGATGACACTGAAACAAATGGTCTTTACTATGTGAAATACATTGGTAAAGATGATGCTAAGCTCAAAAAATTCAAAGGGCAACTTAAAATGGTTGCTGCAGGGTAGGAAGAGGGCGCAAGCTCTCTTTTTATCTTTTTTCTAGAAAGGAAAGTAAATGGCTAAGGTTAAATTTTTAATTAAAAACGAAAAGGGTCAAGACGTTCAAAAGACTAGTAAAGAAATTACTACTAAGGACTATCGTGACTACTTGATTCTCAATGAAGCACTATCATCTGATGTGTCAGAGGTAGAGAAATTAGACAAACAATTAGAATTCATCGCCTCACTGTTTGAAGATTTGGAAGTGGAAGAGCTTTTGAAATTCACGGACATGGCAGATATTTTTGCGGTATTTGCAGACATCTACTCTCATCTGGTGGGTGATGTTGACCCAAAGGAGAAAAAATAAAGCCAAGCGAAGCGCTGAAAAGGTTTTATGGTTTTGTCAAGCAAGCTACTGAAGGTCCATACGGTATGAGTATTCGTGATGTGATGGATACGAGTTGGGAGGACTTGATGGGTGTTCTTGGTGAAACTGAATCTGCTAAAACTGAGGAAGTCATGGATCTTGCTGACTTTCTAGAAATGATTTAAAAAGGAGGATTTGAATGGCAGGTGGAATGCCGTTAGGTCAAATGTATATCGAGCTAGGGCTGGACGTGTCGAAGTTCAATCCTACTCTAAATGGTGCTAAGAATGCAGTTAAATACTTTCAAAGCAATGTAAAGGCGCTAGACAGCTCCCTTAAAAATAACGGGAAAAACACAGACTTGCTTCAAGCTAAGTACAAGACACTTGGCCAAGCGATTGAAGCGCAAAGAAAAGTCTTGGACCAGATGAAGAAAAGTTTTGATACTCTCGAACCTGGTACGGCTAAATTCGACAAGGCTGCTGCTGAGATTGAACGTGAGAATGCTAAGTTGGCAGCTATGGAAGGTCAACTCCGTAACGTGCAGCAAGCTCTGATTGCGGTTGGTAAAGAGAACAGCTTTGCGAATCGTATCAATAAATATGGGGACAGCTTTATCAAAAGTGGAGATAAAATCAAGACTTTTGGTGATAACGTTTCGAGTTTGGGAGGTAAGTTGACTACTGGATTAACCCTTCCTTTGGTTGCTAGTGTTGGACTTGTCACGAAAGCTGCGTCTGACTATGAATCTGCTTTTGCAGGTGTGAAGAAGACAGTAGATGAGACTGCAACCGTATCCTACAAGAACTTATCTGATGGCATTCGTCAGATGGCTAAAGAATTGCCAGCTAGTGCGGTTGAAATTGCAAATGTCGCTGAAGTTGCTGGACAGTTGGGTATCAAGGCGGAAGATATTCTTACATTCTCCCGTACCATGATTGACATGGGAGAATCAACGAACTTGAGCGCCGAAGAAGCTGCGACAGCCATTGCTAAGATTGCGAATATTCTCGGTCTAACATCGGACGAATATGGACGGTTTGGGGCATCTGTTGTTGACTTGGGTAACAACTTTGCAACAACTGAGCGTGACATCGTTGAGATGACAAACCGTTTGGCGGCTGGTGGTAAGCTGGCTGGTCTAACTGCTCCAGATATCCTTGGTCTTGCTACTGCGATGAGTTCGGTTGGTATTGAGGCTGAGGCTGGTGGTACCGCTATGACTCAAACTTTGACGGCTATTGGTAATGCTGTTTCATTGACAGGCAAGGGCGCAGCAGATGACTTGAACCTTATCGCCAAAACTGCTGGAATGACCTCAGAGGAATTCCAACAGGCTTGGAAAGAGAAACCGGTCGTTGCTTTGCAATCATTTATCAAAGGGCTCAAGGACGCACAAGAAAAAGGCGTGAACATGAACGCTATTTTGGCACAACTTGGAATGACGGGTATCCGACAAAGTAACATGCTGAAATCCTTAGCTCTAGCATCTGATAAAATGGGCGATGCTGTTGATCGTTCAAACAAGGCTTGGAAAGAGAATACTGCTCTGACCAATGAAGCCAATAAGCGTTACGAGACCACAGAATCTCAATTGAAGATGTTCAAGAACCAGGTAACGGACTTGGCTATTGAGTTTGGTGGGCCACTTCTGAAGGCTCTGCGTGACGGTCTAAAAGCTGGGAAACCTTGGATTGACATACTAGCTGAAATGGCTAAGCATTTCAGTTCCATGTCTGAAGAGGAGCAAAGAAATGTTCTTAAGTGGGCAGCATTAACTGCTGGTGCCGGACCTGCTTTAAACCTCCTTGGAAAAGGTATTGGAATCGTAGGAGGCTTGACAAAAGGAATTGGCTGGCTTACTAAAGGGACTGGTAAAGCGGTCGGTGGCATGAATTTAATGTATAAGACTTTCCAAGCATTTAGAACAACCGGAAATCTATCATCCGCCTTTAAATTGGCATCTGGTGGAGCAGTAGCGCTTGGTAATGCGACTGCATCTGCTTCGACATCTACTGGGCTCTTGACAACTGCAATGGGTGGTCTCGCAAATCCATTAGGCTTAATAGTTGGTAGTATTGCTCTAGCAACTGCAGGACTTGTCTATCTTGGAAATGAGAAAGACAAAGCAAGAATCAAGACTGAGGAGTTTGGCTCTCAGTTGAGTGATACTACTCGTGGAGAATTACGAAGTTTTCAAAAGACTGTTGATGAAACCAGTACGGCTGTCGCAAACTTTGGAACTCGTGCTGGAGATGCTGAAAAGGTATCTGGAGCCTTTAAAAAGCTATATGAAGAGATTACTGCCACTGCGGATAAAACCAACAAACGTATGGAGGAGTTGGGTGCTAAGTGGGGCCTAAGTGAAGAAGATATCGCAAAAGCTAAGGAAAGAAACGGGCAGGTTGTCTCTAATACTGAGGCAATGATGAATCAAATTAATGAGATTTATCAACGTCATAATGGTGATGCGAGCAAGTTCTCTCAAGAGGAGAAAGAAATCATCCTGAACAATCAGAATGAGATGATTAAGGCCAAACTCTCGATGATGAGTTTGTCGGAAGAACAACAGACGGCAGCACAACAAGCTTTAAATGGTAAAATCAGCTCACTCAACGAAACACAGTTAAAACATACTAGAGATGTTTTGAAACAAGCGCTTGATGAGGAAAAGAAACTCTACGAGAACTCAAAGAGCGAGTGGAAAGAGTTGCTTGATGGTAAAGCTATTGATCAAGAAACTTACAATAAAAAAATTCAGGAACTTGAAACGAAACACCAACAAACGATGGAAGCTCTTGGAAGTAAGTATTATCAGGTCATGCAAAATCTCGATGCTAAGGTGAAAGCTCGAACTGGGCAAAGTTGGAACTATTGGGAAGAAGCCAAGAAAGTTTTGGAAGAGTACGGCCTGTCCTATGAAGAAATCGGGAAGAAAGCTACTGAAGCTTCTCAAAAGGTAGGTAATTCGCATAGTATCCTTGCTAACTATACTAGTGAGATGAGCAAGGAAGTGAAAGAGGCTAATGATGCTTGGTCGTTGCTTGTCGGTAACATTGATAAGAACGGAAATTTCCAAGTCAAGTCTAATGTAAAAGAAGTCATCGGAGAGGCTGCCAAATCTGCTGAAGGTTGGGAACAATTGCAGTTTATAGCTAAAACTGCGGATATCAACTCAAATGCTCGTGTGACTATTGCTGAGGCTCTTGTCGAATCTGGTAAATGGAAAGACATGACTCTCGAAGAGAAACAAGTGATTGTCAAGAACCAAGCTGGGCTACAAGCTATCTTTGATAGTGAAACTCATCTTAAAACATGGAACAGCATGCCAGCGGAAGTCAAAGAGCTTCTCATGAAGAATACAGACATCATGAACAAGGCGGAGGAAGCCTCAAAGGCTCTGTCTAACTATGAAGCTCTGAAACCAAAACAGAAGGAGTTGCTGGCCAATGATGAAAGTGTCCGAAAAGCAGTCGCTCGCTCAACTGATACTTTGACAACCTGGAATGCAACGACTCCATTTACAAAAGATTTGAAGGCCGATCCTACGAATGTTTTGAACAATGGCCAGTTATCTATCGATAAGATTACAGCTTGGAATTTTGCATCTGCCGAGACTAAATCTTTAAATGCAGTAGATAATACAAGTGCTGCTGTCGGAAGTGCTCAAGCAAGTGTAAACTCTCCGAAACAAATAGCACCTATCAATTTGTTTGCGACTGATCAGACTTCTGGTGTACGAAACGAGACAAGCAGTGCTATCAATGCTATTAAGCAATATAATCCAGTGGATATTCTTGCTAAGAATAGCACTTCTGGTACTGTTAACGAGGTACAAAGTGGTGTTAATAGTATTCAGGACAAAACGGTTACAATCAGTGCACGAGATAATGCGTCAGGCGTTCTTTCAGGTATTAAGGGGTGGATTGATAGTGTTACTGGTAATTTCTTTACCAATATCTTTGCGAGCAAGCATGCCCGCGGTACCAACTATCACCCTGGTGGTCTTGCTATCGTCAACGACCAAAGAAATAGCAACTACAAGGAAATGGTTACTCTTCCAAATGGTCAGAGTTTCATCCCACAAGGTCGGGATGTCCTACTCCCTCTTCCAAAAGGTTCTAAGGTCTTGCGAGCGGATAAGACAAGAAGATTGATGCGTGAGATGGGTGTTCCAAAATATGCTTCTGGTATCGGGATCCCGAGCGACGCGAAATTCCTCCGTGAAATGGAAGAAGCGCAACGTAATATCACAATTCAGACTACTAGCGTCCAAAATGGGCAAAATATAGAAAAAATCGCGTCTGAGATGACGATTCTGAGAGCAAGTTTAGAAAAATTGCTTACTGCTATCCTTAATAAGGACACAAACGCTTATCTGGATAGCTCAAAAGTTACGGATATTGTTACTAAAACTCAGAAAGAGCGTGAGAAAATGCTACTAAGAATGAAAGGGGTAATTGAATGAGCGAAGTGACTATGCGTTTTAATAAAACAGAGTTACGAGATTTTATTGAAATCCATGACATCCAACGAGATATCGGTAATAATCGCTCTATCTCTATCGACCATGCTCCAAGAATTGGCGTGAATATCCAGCAACAAACGATTGATGCAAAATATATCAAGGTAGACTTCTCCATCTGGTCCAAAGACAGAAATACCCTCAAGCACAAGCTTGCGGGTATTTTTAATGTTGATAGTCCTAAAGAGTTGACCTTTTCAGATGAGCCAGACAAGTATTATCTGGCCATGGTAATTGATGATATCTCTATGCAAGAGGCAAGTGGGAGACGTTCAAACGGGTCTATTAAGTTCATCATCCCTGATGGCGTGGCTCATAGTTCAGCCTATAAGCGATTCGATAGTGATAAAAACGCAACTAGGGAAGCAGGAAAAATGGTGTTTGATCTCATAAATAATGGCACAGAGAGTGCATTTCCAATCGTTAAAGTCAAACACAATGCTGAGAATGGATATATCGGTCTAGTTAATCAAAATGGCACCTTAGAAATTGGGAACCGTGAAGAAGCCGATACAGAACCATCGCAAAAATCAGAAATCTTACTTGATTTTAGAGGTGAAAAAATCACAAATGGACTGGCTATCGCAGCAAAGAACCAAGCCATCACAAATGACCGGACAGAGTATATTGTCGGGACAGCTGAGATGATTAATCTTTGGGAACGTCCACACGTTAGATTGAAAGATTTACGAGGTGAGACTAAATTACACAACTATGCTACTAGCTTGACCTGGTCAATTCCCAATGATAGCACAGGTAGTACTGGCTCCCTGCATGATTATTTTTGGTGGAGACAAGTTTTTTGGTCCGAAGCTAATAATCAATATGGTTTCATCAAAGTAACAGTATCAGATGAAACAGGTCAATTTTTGTATGGTGTTGAGACCTTTAAACGGTCGCTAGGTTCTGAATGTGAGTTCAATTTTTTAGCTGACGATGGTCAAGGTGGATATAGGATTCTAAAGCGATGGAATTTTGATGGAACAACAACTGGAGATATCAATCCTTTTAATGTAGCAAAAGGGTGGTCAGATTTAAAACGGAATGATGGCAAGATACAAGTTTTTTATCAGGGGTCATACTCTACTTTTATTATTCCAGAAATTGAGGGTAAAAAGTCCGCAAAAATTCACATTACAATTGGAGCGTACAGAGACAATCCAATTGTCTCTCACATGTATCTTGATGAATTGTACTACCGAAAAGATTTTGTCCCAACAACGAATGACATCCCCAATCGTTTTCCAATCGGCTCGAATGTTCTAATCAATAGCGAGGATGACACGGTCTATATCGATGACATAGCAAAAGCTAATGAGATTGTCGATGGGTCACAATGGTTGTCTATTCCTCCAGGAAAATCAAAATTAGAGCTGTACTTTTCTAGCTTCATTAAAAAACATCCGACTGTAACAATTGAATTCGAAGAAAGGTGGCTATAATGCTTTTAACGATTCACGATGCAAACTTGCAAAAGGTTGCTTTTGTTGATAATAGTAAGCAGAATACGCTTAATTATTATAACGATACATGGTCAAGAGACATGCCAACAGGGGCCTCAACTTTTGAGTTTACAGTCTTTAAAAAAGCAATTCAATCAGACACAGCTTCATCAAAGGCCTACCAGCATCTAAACGAACGTGCTTGGGTGTCGTTCCGACACAATGGACGTACCTATCTCTTTAATGTGATGTCGGTGGAAGAGAACGAGCAGACAATCAAATGCTATTGTGAGAATCTCAATCTTGAATTGATTAATGAGTTAGTAAACCCGTACAAAGCCACGAGAGCGATGACTTTTGCAGAATATTGCACAGAGATGGATTTACTAAATTATGCTCATCTCACTATTGGAATTAACGAGATTTCAGACCAGCAACGCATCATTGAGTGGACGACGCAAGAAACAAAACTTGCTCGCTTGCTTAATCTTGCAAAACAATTCAATGCTGAGATTGAATTTGATACACAATTAAAAGCAGATAGCACGATTAAGAAATTTACTGTAAACATATATCACGAACACGATGATACACACCAAGGAGTTGGTCGCATCAGGAATGATGTGGTTTTAAAATACGGTAAAAATATTAGTTCTATCACCCGAAAAGTGGATAAAACGGGTATTTTCAATACAATTCGACCAACCGGTAAAATGCCGACCGTGGAAGTAGAAGAAAGTGGAGAACGTCATCTATCTAGTCAGAGAGTTAAAAATGCGGATGGTTCGACAACTGAAACGATCATTCGCACAGCATCCGACGGGACAAAGAGTAAGACTATTGTCCACACGAAAGTCACAAAATTGGCTGATAAAACACGCATTACAACGACCACAACAACTCGTTCAGATGGATCTATCGAACAAACTGTGACGACCAGTAAGAAAGGCGGACCATCTAATACTGAGAAACGAATCATAAAACCTCCTAAGAAAAAAGAGAAAGAAACCGAACCTGAAAAAGAGGTTCTGACTATTGAAAACTTGGGCGATTGGTCTATCAAAAACGAGAGGGGAGAATTAGAGTTTTACCAAAGAGGGCAACAACTGTACGCACCTTTATCTATGCAACTCTATCCCTCAACTTTTACTTCAGCAACAGCTGAGGATCAGTGGACAAGACGAGACTTCGACTTTGACACGGATGAGCCAAATGAATTGAGACGGCTTGCTTACCTAAAATTAAAGCAACATTGCTACCCAGCCATCACCTATGAAGTAGATGGCTTTGTGGATGTAGAAATCGGGGACACAATCCAGATTTATGATGATGGATTTAGTCCAGCTTTAATAATAAAAGCACGGGTCTCTGAGCAGAAAATTAGCTTTACGAATCCATCAAGCAACAAAACTACCTTTTCTAATTTCAAGGCACTTGAAAACAAGTTATCGGATGGCATTCAAGCAGCTTTCGAGCGACTTTTTGAGGCGTCAAAACCCTACACAATCAAACTTTCTACTGATAACGGTATAGCCTTTAAAAATGGCCAAGGCCAGACCATTGTGACCCCTACCTTAATGCGAGGGAACAAGGTCATCCACAGCGGATGGCGTTGGGTGGTGGATGGTGTAATCAAAGCTACAAGCTCTAGTTACATTGTCCGAGCCTCTGACATCAATCAAAAGATGGTTTTGACGGTGTCAGCATGGGTGGATAACAAAGAGGTAGCCTCTGAGCAGTTGACTCTCATTAATACATCGGATGGGCTACAAGGTCCGAAAGGAGACACTGGACCACAGGGAGCAATAGGTCCGAAAGGAGACCGAGGGGAGAAAGGTGAGCGTGGAGAACGTGGCTTACAAGGACTCCAAGGCTTGCAAGGTGCCAAAGGTGACCAAGGTATTCCAGGAACTAAAGGAGCTGATGGACGTACACAGTACACTCATATAGCTTATGCTGATACTATCTCAGGTAGTGGATTTAGCCAGACTAACGCTGACAAGACCTATATAGGAGTCTATGTTGATTTCAACTCAACAGACAGCGTCAATCCTGCCGACTATCGCTGGACGAGATGGAGAGGTTCAGATGGCTTAAATGGTAAGGACGGCCCTCAAGGTATTCCAGGTAAGCCTGGAGCAGATGGACGGACTCCATACTTTCACCGAGCCTGGGCTAACTCCGCTGATGGTCGTACTGATTTTAGCACCTCTGATAGTACTAACAAGCGCTATTTAGGTACGCTAACGGATTTCACTGAGGCAGATAGTCAGGATCCTGGAAGTTATAAGTGGACAGCTTTATTTGGGACGACAGAGCAATCAGGTAACATTTTACTTGACTCAAATACTGGATGGAGAAATAAACATCAGCAAGACTTCGTCTTGGCTGAACCCTTAAAATCTGGTAAGCAGTACACTTTAAGCGCTAAATGGTGGAGGAGTGATAACAGTACACTTATTTTTGGAATTCGTGAAAATTCTAGCGATAATTGGCAGTGGATAAAGCTATCATATAGCTTTGAGTTGGATGTTTGGAGCGCTACTTTTACATCCAAGAAAAACCTTAACGCTGGAGACGTTGTATCATTCTTCACTGCAGAACTCGAAGGGCTTGGTAATGCTGATTGGGCCGTTTTAACAGTTGGAGCTATACCAATGACGAGCTGGCAACCTCACTGGTCAGAGACTCAAAAACAACTAGACTCTAAAGCCGACCAAGGTCTAACTCAAGAACAGCTGAATGCCCTCAATGAAAAGACTGGAGTTATTCAAGCTGAGTTAGAGGCCAAGGCTAGCGCTGATACGCTTGATAACTGGATAAAGGCTTATCAGGATTTTGTCAAGACAAACGAGGAGGCAAGAGCTCAAGCTGAAACAGATTTAATTTCAGCTAGTCAGCGTGTGTCTGAAATCGCCAAAGACTTGGGAGAATTGTCTGACCGCTGGAATTTCATTGATAGCTATATGAGCTCATCAAATGAGGGGTTGGTTATTGGTAAGAATGACGGCTCATCCAGTATGTTATTCAGTCCGAGTGGACGGATTTCAATGTTTTCAGCAGGGATTGAGGTTATGTATATTTCTCAAGGTGTTATACACATTGAAAATGGTATCTTTTCTAAAACCGTTCAAATTGGACGGTATCGAGAGGAACAGTATCATCTTAATCCAGATATGAATGTGATTAGATATGTAGGAGGTGCATGATGGCTGAATTTTGGTCAAATAATGATAGGAGCTATTATCTCAGACTGTGGGTAGACCAGGTTTCTCAAAATATATCTGACAATAGCAGTCAAGTGAGGGTAAGACTTGCTCTGACAAACGGTGCTCATACATTCTCAGATTATGACTGTACTGCCTCTGTAACTATCGATGGTCAGACTTTGAGCTGGTCAGGTCGCCCATCAATGCTGAGTCAAAATAGCTCAATTATGCTGATTGATAGAACAGTAACAATCAGACATGAGAATGATGGTAAAAAAACGTTTAGCTTATCCGCTACATTCAGTGGAGGTGGTGGATGGTCGCCTGGAACATTAACGCTCAGCAGTAACTCATTCACTTTGACTACTATCCCACGCTCAAGCTCTGTTAGGGTAGGTGCTGGTGTCATTGGTAGTACAATCACTATCAACATCAACCGTCAAAATCCGAGCTTCAAGCACACGGTTCGCTATTCCTGGGCTGGCAAGTCAGGAACGATTGCAAGCAATGTAGACACATCCACTAGCTGGACAATCCCTATGGACTTTGCCAACGATATCCCAAACTCTGCAACAGGTACAGGTACTATCTTTGTCGATACCTATTCAGGCTCTACCAAGACAGGCACACAGTCAACCACATTCACGGCAAGCGTGCCAGCTAATGTCAAGCCTAATTTTACAGGGATATCATTGTCAGACTTGAATGGTTCTGCTCAGAACCTTATCCCTAAAGCTGATACGTTCATTCAGGTCATCTCTAACATCAAGGTAGGGTTTAATGGTGCAGTTGGTTCCTACGGCTCATCCATCACTGGATACTATGCTGAAATTGTTGGTAAAAACCAGTCTACGAGTTCAAATGGTGGCAGTCTTGGTATTATGAACTACCACGGCACAATCAAAATCAGAGCAAGAGTATCTGATAGCCGTGGGCGTTGGTCTGATACTAGAGAGGTATCTGTCACAGTGCTTGAGTATTTTGCTCCTGCTCTTAGCTTTAGCATAGCCAGAACAGGCTCAACCTCTAGCACATTGACGGTCACTAGAAACGCCAAAGTAGCCCCTCTGACTGTATCAGGAAGTCAAAAGAACACAATGACTTTGACTTTCAAGGTTGCAAGACTAGGAACTAATGCTTTTACAGTTGACAATGGTCAAGCGACTGGTACCTGGTCAAGTATTTCAAGTCTAGTCAATTCACGGGCTAATCTTTCAGGGAATTATCTAGCTAATCAGTCATGGGTTGTCATTGGTATCCTTGAGGACAAATTCACTCGTACTGAGTTCATGGTCAATGTAGCAACAGAAAGCGTGGTTTTCTCTTATGACCGCTCAGGGGTTGGTATCAACAAAATCAGGGAGCAAGGCGCTCTTGATGTCAAGGGCAACATCTACGCAGACAACAAACCCATACAGCAATATCAGCTGACTGATAACAATGGAGGTCTAGGTAGAGGTAGTGCTCAATGGAATGATGTTTGGAATAAGCAAGGCACGGAGTTCGGGTGGAGGTCTGGTAAATACGATGACAATCCAACAGGTAGAAATGGCGACTGGGGTCTGTATCAAAATTTTTGGCTTGATAGTTGGAAAGGCGTCCAATTTTTCACAGGGTTAAGCTCAAATAGGTTTTTCTTTAGGACTTACAACAATAATAGTAGATGGAGTCCATCTCAATGGAAAGAGATTGCTACTGTTCAAGAAACAGTCAAGAGGAAAATTGAGCTAGGTTGGTTTATCAACGGTAACGTAACAAGAAATGGCAATCTTGTCACGATTTCAACCGAAAGAAAAATCGCAGACATTGCCACAATTTCAGACTATCGAGAAGTCAAAGAAACAATACCAGCTGGATTTAGACCAGCTCAAGAGGTTAACTTGGTTTTACAAGGATTGTCTGACTCAACAGTAACAGGTACGGCTATTTTGCACCTTGCATCAGATGGGAAAATCCGTCTGACAAGTAAAGCGCCAGGAAACAAATATTGGACAGGTACAATAACTTATATTACAAATGACCCTTACCCATAACTTAAAAAACGAAAGGAAAATATATGAAACTAGAATACGGTTCAAAATCTTTAGAATATGATGGAAGTGGTGCAGCATCAGCTACCAAGGTCACACTTGTCAACTCAAGTGGTGCTATCGTACCTATTTTGTTACCGGCTGATAAAATCAGCTTGTCTAATACTGAACTCTTTGAGTTGGCACTCGAGGCTCTTTATCAGGAGAATTTTCCACAGCGTGCTGAAAATGAGAAATTCAATCAAGTAGATGAGCAACTCAAGCAAAATAAAGAAATGACTGCTAAATTAGAACAAGCTGGAACCGAGAACAAGGAAAACTTGGACACGGTATCAGCTATCACTGAGGTCTTGATTGCCTTGGCAGTATCTCAAAATGGAGGTATGCCTACCCACGCCTATGGCAAGGTAGCAGCATTCATCAAGCCACTTGTAACGAGTACACGCTACTCAAACGGAGACATCATTGCCATGCCTTATCCATTTGAAAATAATGCCAAATGGCCAAGTGGAACCAAGACTATCTTTAAGTTCCAGATGCAGGCTAATGAGGGCTATACATACAAGGACCAGGCTCTTGCTGAGATGCTACAACAAGGCGTATTGACTGTGGTCATGCCACGTATTGAGTAAGGGGGATTTTATGTCATGGTCTGAAATAATCGAGAAAATAATACATGCGATCACTCAACTTGCTCCTACTATCGGTGTCATCGCTACTGGTTGGTTTGGGATGCGAGCAAGTAAAGCAGGGAATCTCAATCAAGAACAGTTCAAGGAGTTGAAAGGGGAATTGAGAACTATCCATGCAATCGGTGAGGAGAACAAGCAAAATATAACTGAAATCAACAACAAGCTGGCTGTGCATGATGAAGCACATCTAGCTACTATGTATCTACGGCTGGAGCGTGATATTACTGTAGCTCTCAAGCGAGGTTATACAAGTGTTCACGAGTCGGATATTATCCACAAAATGCACTCAAGTTACAAAAAACTAGGTGGGAATGGGCGCATAGATGCCCTGTTTAATAAATTTGTAAATTTAGAAATTGCGGAGGAAAATACAAATGCAACAGATTAATGAAATTATCACAAATGGAGCAATCAGCATCCTTGTTATTTTAGCAGGGGTAACAGTTAAGGCAGTCAAGGACTACCTGGTTCAAAAAGGTGGAGAGAGAACCATCAAAATCGTTGAAATCTTGGCCAAAAATGCGGTCAACGCTGTTGAGCAGGTCGCTTCTGAAACCGGATATAAAGGTGAGGAGAAGCTGGAACAGGCTCGTGATAAAATCCGTGCAGAGCTTACCAAATATAACATTAGCATGACTGACAAGGACCTCGATACATTTGTCGAGTCAGCGGTCAAGCTGATGAATGATACCTGGAAAGGAGAGTAATGATGGTAGAAATCATTAATCATACAATTTTTAATGGAATTTCAGGCTCCCGGCCAACTGAGCGACCAAAATATTATGTTTTACATAATGATGCTGGTTCAAAAAGTGCAAAGGCCTATATCGAATGGCTCCAAGAACGATATGACAATGGCCAGTCTGAACTTGGTTTTGCTCATTACTACATCACAAGAGATGCAATTGTGCGAGTCGAAGACACATACAATGGTTCGTGGTCTGCTGCTAACTACGATGCTAACATGAACTCTCTTAGCTACGAAGTATGCCAGCAGTTAAGCGCATCAGATGCCGAGTTTATCGAAAATGAAAACATGGTATTGCGCCAAATGGCCGAAGACATGACCTACTACGGTGATACTCCAAATTATAGCAACATCAAGTTTCATAACGAGTTTTCAAGCACCTCATGCCCTGCTCGTTCCCTTGAATTGCACGGCGGATACAATGACAGCTTGCGTGACTATGTGATTGCTAAAATCAAGCATTATCAATCCCTTGGCTCGACTGTCCAAGAAATGCTTGATAATGAGGGTAATCAGGAAGGTTGGAAGAAAAATTCAACTGGTTGGTGGTATGTCAATGCAGATGGTTCTTATCCAACGAATAAATGGCAGAAAATTAATAATGCCTGGTATTACTTTGACAGCAATGGCTACATGAAGGCTAACTCATGGCACAAGCATTCAGATGGGTACTGGTATTACTTGCTACCAAATGGCGCAATGGCCACTGGTTGGGTACTTATCAGTAACAAGTGGTATTACTTCAAAGAAGATGGCAAGATGGCCACTGGTTGGGTCAAGTATAAGGAGCACTGGTACTATCTCGATTACCAAAAAGGAGAGATGGTATCAAATGCTTTTATCCAGTCAGCTGATAAAAAAGGCTGGTACTACCTCAAACCAGACGGCAGCATGGCAGATA